GGATTGAACAATGACAATACCAGCAACAACACCCATAGCCCAAGGCATGACGGTGTACTTAAAACCACCCGCCGGATCACCACCGGGAACACAGCCGACGCCGTTCACGGCGATGTGCAACTGCGGCAGCTCCGTCACCACACGCACGACCCGCTTTATCGACGCGAACCGGAACCTATTCCTGCTCCCTGATCAGTTTGTGTTAGGGCAATACAATGTATGAGCGCTACAAGCTGTATAGGCTAAACCCCTGTGACATCGACTGCATGCCAGTCTTGAAGCCTTTTGGCCTGGCGCTTGAAGCCGTTCAGAACGTCTTCACGACAAACTGCCCGTGCTGCACCGGTATGCGCATCGTCGCAGGCCTAGCGCTTGCGTTCCTCGTGGGGCGGTACAGCGCGTGAAGAAAGCGCCTAAGCCGCCGAGCTGGATCGTGATCACCCGGCTATCTAGGCCTTGGGCCAACAGCTCACTGCCCTCCGCCCGCCGCCCAGTGGCACCCGCAACCATCGCGCAAGAGCGCAAAGAAAAGACAAGGTACTAAATGCTACACGCTGTGCTTCTAACAATATTAGCGATAGCAACTATATTGCTAAAGCATGAGGAAAAACGCATAAGCAAAGACAGCTCGTGGGGCCTCTGCATGTTCCTATGCAGTCTGGCACTGTTCAGCATAGGATACCCTGCGTACCTCCTGGTGCAGCTGGTACAATGGGTGTATCTATTGACAACAGGAATCCAATTATGATGACCATAAGCCCCTGCACCAGCCCCACGTTTTTGATCAGCCCGAGCCCTTGCGCCCCGAGCTCCTCCACCACATCGCCAGCGTTCACGGCTAAGCTGTCGCGCTCAGACTTGCCGACCGTGACACTCACGGCCCTGCTCTTGCCGTCTGGCCAGCTGCAGATCACACTACCTACAGTGCACCCAGCCAAGGGTATCTGGCAGCTATCGGTCGGAACACCTACGTGCAATTGCTTTAACGCCCGAGTCTACATCGACGCATGCGCACCCGTCAGACTGCCGCACGTGCATACTGCGTCCACAGGCATTAACCAGCCGATCACGGTGTGCTGCCCATGAGCCGGCCACCACGGGCGTGTGGCCTTGCTATCCTGGCCATCGCGTTGGCCACACTCGCAGGCTGCGCCACACGGAACACTCACGTCGACATGGTGCGCAAGGCAGCAGTCGATTCGGTAACGGTGGTGTGGCTGAGAGGCGACGCCGCGCTCTGTGAGCCTGGGGCCTTGGGCTGCGCCCTACGTACGGGCGTGGACCGCGTCGGTAGTCACTGCACTATCGTGATGCCTGAGCAGGCGGACGACGCTGTGGTCGCGCATGAATTTAAGCACTGCTTCGGGTATGAGCATGCTAAATAAACTAGCCGTAGCGCTGGGGCTTTTCTCCCTGACCATGCTGTACTACGCCATGGGCCTGACATTTGATTGGTGCACCTGGAGCCCTACGTTCGTGGCTGCGGTAGCGCTTACGTTTTTGGCCGTTGGGCTTGTGATCTAAGACTCCATGAGCAACGTATTAACACTTCCCGCATACGGCTGGAAACCCCGCGCTGATCAAATGCCTACGTGGTCAGCAATGATGGACCCGAGCATAAGTACCGTGGTATGTGCCGCACATAGAAGGTTTGGAAAAGACGAGCTAGCGCTGCAAGCCACAACGATCGCAGCCATGCAGCGCACAGGCTCATACCTCTACGCCCTACCGCAGTACTCTCAAGCCCGTAAAGCTTTGTGGGCAGGTATAAACGCCCGCACCGGGCGCACACGTATTGACGACGCCATACCACCGGCGATAATTCGTAAGAAAGACGACAAGTCTATGCTTGTAGAGCTGGTAAACGGCTCGACAATACAGTTGGTAGGAAGCGACCAGCCAGACTCCTTGGTCGGCGCCGGAATTGTCGGGTATGTCGCGTCTGAGGCAGCCCTTAGCAATCCCGCAGCATTCTCCTTTATACGTCCTATGCTGCTTGAGACAAACGGGTGGTCGATGCATATCAGCTCACCTCGAGGAAAAAATCATTTTCACAAGCTTATTGAGTCAAATCGTAACAACCCCAAGTCCTTCATCACCACGCTTAGTGCTAAAGACACAGGCGTGTTTACACTAGAGCAATTAAAGCAGGAAAGGTATGAGTACATACAGGAACACGGCGCAGCCATGGGCAATGCGCTATTTGAGCAGGAGTACTTGTGCTCGTTCAACGCGGCAACCATAGGCGGCGTATGGACAGCCGAGCTAATCAAGCTAAAAGAACAAGGACGATACGGGCCGTGCGGATATGACCCGCGCTACCCTGTAGATACCAGCTGGGACTTGGGAGTGGGGGACGCGACGGTAGTATGCTTCTGGCAGAACGTCGGATCTGAAACCCGCCTTATTGACATGTATGAAAGCAGTGATACGGGATTGGAGCACTACGCAAAGATGCTGGTAGACAGGGGGTATTTCTACGGGGATCACTGGGGGCCTCATGATATTGCCAACCGAGAGTGGGGCACAGGCACCAGCCGTATCGAGCAGGCTGCACGCCTAGGGTTACATTTTAAAAGAGTATCAAACACCCCTAAAGCAGACCAACTATCTCTAGGATCGCAGCTCATAAACCGCATGGTCATAAATAGCGCAGCGGATTTGGACTCCGGCGAGCCTACGTGCGGATATGCACTAGAATGTTTTGAAGAGTACCATTTTAAATACGACGATGTGCGTAAAGTAGCCTCTACAAACCCGGAGCATAACTGGGCCTCGCACTGCTGTGACGCCATGATGACATACGCATGCGCTAAAGCACGAGATACCGGCTTTGCAAGAGCATCAGGAGTTAGCTTAATGCAGCAGGACACCAAGTACCCCAGGCTAAGTGCTATAATGGCCCAACGAAACAAGCCTTCGGCCTCTCTTTGGGGCTAACACTATGAACCTAGACGCTGCCGCAGACGAAATCGCAACGATTGTTATGACTCGCTTGAAAGATGCGAAGCATAAGCGCGAGTCAAAGGTTGTGTTTCAAAACAAATCCTTCGATGTTATGCTTCGTCAAGCGGACGAGCAGTATAAAAAGGTTTGGGACCCGGAGTTGGCAGCCCGAATCCAGTCTACTTTCGGGTTTTGCCCTGTTCGGTACGTGTCTATCACCAATGAAAAAGTCAACGCGGCTAGAGCATGGAAGACTTCTCTCGCAGTCAACGCTATTGACCGCATTGTGACGTGCATACCTACGCCCGAACCCGACTTAGACGATTTTTCACGCGAAACCATACGCCAATCGGTCGAAGCAGACCTCCGCAAGCGAATACTGGAGCGCGGAAACGGTGTAGGAGACACGCTGCTAGACGCCAACGGCAAGGTAGAGAAGGTCGTCAAGGACTTCATGCTGCGAGAAGCCCAAAAACTCAAGCAGGTAGAGCAGGTTCGTCTAGTAGGCATCGCCACCGAGGGCGCCAAGCGGGCTACCACGAAGATGCGGGACCACATTATCCAGGGCGGGTTCAGAAAAGCATACAACCAGATCACGCACAACCAATTCCTGTACGGCATGGGCATTGCTCGCTTCCCAAGCTGGACAAACGTTCAAGTGCTGAACCATTCCGGCAAAGGCACCAAGCGCCAATTTGAAATGCGACCGGTATTTCGATCCGTCAACCCTGTGAACTTCTATTCCAGCGACGACTCAGAGGAATTGAACGAATGCACAGGCAATACTGAGCTATCAAGTGTCACCAAGGCACAGCTCGTGACCATGGCCATGGACAAGCGCTACAAGAAGGACGTCATTGAGAAAATCCTGATTAAGTTTGCGGAGACTGACCGCGCTTGGCTGTCGGACAGCTATACACCCAGCAAAAAAGCCGACTACTGGGGGCCTGATGAAAGTATTGACCTATGTATTCACGAGGGGTTCTTCAATGGTCAAGACCTAGAGAAGCTAGGCGTCAAGAACATCGCCGCTACTGACACAATTAACGCTCACGTAGTTATATGTGGAGGCATGACCATCCTGTGCGAGGCGGAGAAAGCACCTGCAGGACTGGATCGCACATACAGCATCATCCCGTTTCACAAGATTGGCTCGGGCATTTACGATGTGGCCGGTATCCCGCATGTCATTCGTGATTACGAGGAGCAAGTCAACACCCTGATGCAAATTTTTGAGAACAACATCACCTGGTCTACCATGCCGCCGCTGATGAAGAACTCAACAGTGTTTAAGAACCCGGCAGATGCTGCAAATATCATGCCAGGTCAGCAATATGAGATTGCCGACATGTACACCGGAGGCTCTACGCCCGACCCCTTGCGCTCTATGCGGACGGTCAGCGCCCAATACCATTTAATATTCTCCGAGATCAACGGGATTATTAAACTAGCGGACAGCGCATCAGGCATCCCATCCTTTGCCTACAGCGGGCAGGATTACGGCAAGTCTTCGCTCGGGGAGTTCAGTGCCCGCCTATCAAGCGCCATGCGAATAGTCAAGGAAGCGGCTCTATTTGAGGACATCGCACTGGAGAACAGCTGGAGAGCGCTATTCCAATGGCTTATGGAAAACGAACCGGGCTTTGCCGAAGGCATGGATGTTGACCTGCAGCTGAGGGGCATAGTTGGTTTATTAGCCGAAGAGGAATTGACACGATCACGTCAAGCAGTCATGGGTATGGTGATGACAGGCGTAGATAGAGGCACAATACCTAAAGAAGTAGAGCAGTTCGTGGTACGCCGCGAGCTGGAGGCGGCAGGAATACCGAGTGTGGCCCTCGGCATGGACGACGCCATCCTGGACAACGCTGCGGCTCTTGCCGCCGGTATGCCGTCGCAAGCTATGATGCCTGGTGGGCAAATCCCAGCTCTTGATGGTCGAAGCCTAGGCAATATGCCTCAAGGCGCAGTGCTGAGCCCAAGCGGCGCGGAGACAGCAATCAGGTAACCGGGGTTGATATTGCAGTCTCTACCGACCACTTACATCTAAAAACCCTAGCGGCAACACAGCCAACACTTACAGAAGAGTGCCTAGGTATTTGGCATAAGGGTTGGTAGACACCTTGGTATTCAACCATAAGAGTATTATTTTTGTTAGCTTGTTGCTCATACGAAGTAGCCCAACGCACATTACCCGGTTCATAACCTTTAGTATTGTCGATGCGGTCAACACTATGCGCTGAGCTAGGCTTAGGTCCGATATGTGAAATAAATGCTTGAAAGTCATACCGCCAAGAGCAACAG